ATATTTGATGTAGAAACAATGTAATTGCAAGTATCTTTTATATTACTATTTAATGTTGTTGAAATTACATTGGATGTTCTTGCAATATAATTGGAAGTATTAAAGTCAAAATTACTATTTTTATTAAATAAAAGATTTGAAGTGGAAACAATGTAATTACAAGTATCTTTTATATTACTATTTAAAGTTGTCGAAATTACATTTGATGTTCTTGCAATATAATTCGAAGTATCAAAGTCAAAATTACTACTTTTATTAAATAGAATATTCGATGTAGACACAATGTAATTACAAGTATCATTTATGATATCCCTTCCTTCAACACGTAATATACCATTTGAAGTATCAATATCACCATATAAATCTATTTTATACAATGAATTAATATTATTTTTATGTAATTTCATAACATCGGTTACTACATTATTATCGAAATAGTCTTTCACATATATAAACTTGTAATTTTCATGATTAGAACTTGAATAAGAATTAATTTCTATACCATTTTCGCCTAAAGAATTAAAGTTTATATTACTTGAATTAATTTCATATTCCTTATAATAATTTTTATTTAATATTTCAATTAGATTATTACCATACGCATCATAAATATTTCCATCGATTATTAAATCTCCACCCATATCAAAACCACCTTTTATGGTTGCATTTCCTGATTTATCAATTATGAAAGGAATATAATTTTCACTTGTTATCGAATTTATATATTTTAATTCAAAAATACCATCATAGCTATATATTTCGTGTCCTGAAAAATTATCTAAAGTTGTTATATCATTTATTAGTGTAATATGTGGTTTAAAGTTTTTATAATTATAATTTTTAATATTAATTATAAAGTCATTTTCTTGAGTATTGCTTAAAATATTATAATATTCGTCTAATATGATAATATTGCTAAACATATTATCATAGATATAGAACTCGTCTATAAAGTTCATATTAGGATTAATATTTGAAAAAAACATATCACGAGGAATAGTGTTAATATTTGGATTAATAACGAAATTAGAAGTTTTTATATTAATATTAGATTTATTATTAATAACAGAAATATCATATGATAAATCTAATATATTATCATATTCTTGATTAATAAAACTATCTGGTAATATATTTGATGTTTCAAAATCAATTTTATTCGATCTGTATGTAATGAATTTACCATCAATGTTTAAATTTGAATTGTATCTTGTAATATTACAAGTATTGGTATTTAAATGTATATTACTATAAATACCATTATCATCAAGTTTTTGAGTTTTAATATATATATTTACTACATGTGGTATATTAATTTCTGTATTGTCAAAAGCAAAATTATCTGTATATAAGTCTGTATATATAATATTATTAATAGTAATAATATTACTATCATTACTGTTAATAGCATCAGTATCATGATTAATTGTAATATTACAATTAATATTTTTTGGTAGTAAATAAATATTAGAATAATTATTTATAAAATTATAATTACTTACAATATTATCTATATTATTTAGTTGAAAATTAAAGTTTGTTTGGAAATTAAATATTTCAACAGATAAATCATCAGGGATAACTAAATTATTTGTATATGATAAGTTTGGAGTTATATTTATATTACAATTTGATGGATAATAATCTTGAGAAATATTATAAATACCATTATTTAGTGTAGAAATAAAATTGGTAATATTATAATTATTATTTATAACAGATAGATTACTCGAATTATAATTAATATTTAAATTAGAATGTATTGTATCGTAATTTAATGTTTTTGTACTTAATACACTTGTATTAAAAATAAATTCTGAATTATTTTTATTTTCATTACTGATAACATTTAAATTACTATCTATATCATCTAATATATTCGTATTATATTTATAAACTGATTTATATTTATTATTTGTATTATCCCAATTTGAAGATATTTTGTTTATATTTATATTACTTTTATTAATATTAATAATACTATCATATATATGTTCTTTTGTGTATCTACTTGTAATTGATACTGAAGGTGTATCATATTCGCTTTTTATAACAAAGGATTCTATAGGATTATATTCATTAAATCCAAATCTTGCACCATTTCTAATATTACCATTTTCGTGAAAACCGTCAATAATAAAGACATTACTTTCTGATATAATTTCGTTATTAGAACTATCGTTAGAAATACTTATAGATAATTTATGACTATTATTAAAATCACCACCTGATATTGTATGATATATATTTTTTTCACCTCCTGTTTGTAATAAATTAATAGCTGAAGGTTTTTGGTTATTTGTTATTTGTAAACCATATTTATTATTATCATCAATATGTAAAGTAATATTACTATTATTCGTATTAATTCCAGTTCCTAAATGTGTGTATATATTAGTAACCTCCCCAACTTCATTAATATTATTTTTAAAATTGATGAAACTATTATAATTTTTGGTATTATTATTATAAAAACTCATTTTAAAACTTGTGTCATTATCAAAACTTGAAACCTTTAATTCAACCATATTTCTCATATTTTCGGTTTTATCAATATTATCGTCAAATATTGATAAATTACTATTATATATTCCTAATTCAATTGAAGAAGTAGATATTATATTTTCGTCTGAAAACGTAATAAACTTAGCAACTGAAAAGTTAGAATTATCTTGTTTGATAATTAATGGAATTGATAAAGAATCTAAAGGATCAATTACAAGACTTGAATTGGGAGTTAATAAACTAAAGTTTAAAGATACTATATTATCTTCATCGTAAGATTCTTGAGAACTTTGAATTGTATTAATATATGTTTTAACTTCACTTAATGTTGAAAGATCAGCCAATCTAAACTTATAATTTTTTCCGTAATCATCTATAATATTAATATTACCGTGCACTTCTAAATCTCCATATATAGACATTGCAGATTTTGAATTGTAATCATAAGAAACATTTGGATTATTAACATCTATATGATAATTAGAGTTTTGAGTATTATAATAAAATGACATACCGTATGATTGTGGTTTGAATGTTTTATCCGTATAACCTATTTGTAAAGGACCTACTCTACTTATATTACGAGAATCAAGATCATTATATTTATGATTTTTATATATAAACCATTTTTCATTATTTCTTTCATTATCTAAGTGTCTATCATATTCACATATATCTATACCACTATAATCAGCATTATTATTAGCACCACCACCACGAAGACCTCTATATATACGAATTACCGAATAATTATTATCTTCAGTTGTCATATTTCTAATTTGTAATGGTGCTACAACATTTTCACCATTCCAACCGATAGCTATTTTTTTATTTGTATAAAAAGATTTTGTGTTATTAGCAATTTGTAAAGTTTCTATTATTTTATCATTTTGATAATATAAATCAGCGTTCATCCCTTTTTTAACATTAAATCCCTTCATTCCGATAGCATATGATGTTATATTGTTATAATTAATACAAAACTTGTCTGTTATAGAATCAAATATATTGAAATAATTTTTTTCATTATATATAAAGTTTTTTAAACGATGAGATTCGTTATTAATTGATAGATAATAATCAGTAGCAGCAATATTTCCTAAAACATCTAATGAATAACCATTGCGGGGATTTAATATGTTAATTCCAACCTTACCTTTATTTATTGATAAGGTTGGTGGTGTGTTTTTAATATTAGGAAAATAATAATTTGATGTAAGTTCTGATATATCAGATGAAGGATAAAAATATATATTATTTTTTTTACCATTAACTTTATTTGTATTTATTATAAAACTATTATCTGAATAATCTAGACGAGATAATCTTCCAATATTAGTTATATACTCATTTGCTTCAACCTTATTTTTTAAGAATATATCGAAATTATTACTTGTACTATTATCATCTTTAATAATATTTAGAATACCGTCAAATCCATCGCTCGATGTCATACCAACAGCCATTTTTTTTGGAAAACTAATATTACAATTTGCATCCAAGTTTGCTATATTACTATGGACGTATGTAAAAAAGAAATTACTACCATCTTCAGAAACAGTACGTGTTCCATATCCTGTATATGGGTCATTAATATCAATAGGTGTTACTCGTTTACCACTAATAAAAATATCATTATTTATTTCAAGATTATTAATAGAAATCTTTTCTGTATTTGTAAAATTAACATTATTACCAAATTCAACATCTCCTTGAAATATAGAAGCCTCTTTAACAATTAAAGCTTTTGACTCTAATATATTTCCCACATTAGCATTATTTACTATATTTATATTATTAGTTTCTAATAAATTATTAACCTCTAAGTTATTAGCAAATTTATAATTTAAATCTAAAAAGTTTCCACCTCTTATTTGTGTTGCATTTATTACACTAAAGCCTGAAGAACGAATATAAATATCATCAATATTTTTATATGTTTTTGTGTAATAATCATATAAAATAATTTCTTTCAATGTTGATATACCATTTACTTCAAATCGTGTAGGTTCATTTAGAATATCTTCTTGTGTAATAATACCATTATTGAATATTTTTCTATTGAAAATACGAACAGTTGTTTTATTTGTTCCTATTCCTACATTATTATTAGCATCAATAGTCATTGCAGGTAAATGTGATATATCTTCATATATTGGTAATGATGATGAGCCATATAAATTATTTATAATATTAGAAGATTGACTAACATGAAATTCTAAAGGCATTCCTTTAGTAGTTGATATTACGGCAGGTGAAATATTGCTTCCACCAATAATACCTATACATAGTTTACTCGGTTCTTCTTCGTTATTTACGTCATTTCTTATAGATAAATGCATACTATTAAAATTATTATTAGCTGAAGATACAATATTTAAAGGATGTGTATTTTTGTATGTATCAACATAACCACCAAATGTAACAAAATTAGGTGTAAATATATTTTTAACATCATATTCTTCATTATTAATATTAAATATATTACATGTTAAACCTGTTTGAAAAGGTTGATTTACTGATATATTATTAGCACTTGCAATAAAGTCTCTTATTAAACTGCTTGTAAGTGGATCACCATCTATTTTTATATTATTTAATTCTAATCCAGAAGCTTTTATAATACCTGCACAATGAATATTATTATCTACATACAAAGATGTATCTGTTGTTAAAAAGTTTGAACTAAGATTACGAGAGGTATTAATAGCAACACCTCCGCTATTTACTAAAAAGTTCCATTTGGTATTATGGGAATTGGGTTCATTTGGAAAATATGTTTTTTCACCAACTACAAGATATTCATTAACATTTAAATCTAAACTTTCTACATTAACAGCATTTCCATCACTATTTAACTGAAAGCCTATACCAACAGAATCTAGTTGTATTGTAGGTGCTGCACCTTCAAATGAACTCATTTATATTAAGCTATTCTATTTAAAAGAAATATACTATTAATATTTATATATAAAAATATAATTCTTTACGTATAAAGAGAAAAAATGATATAATACATAATAGTTTTTATTAAGTTAAAATGAAAAGGATAGAGAATATTCACAATAAAACAAAAGATATCGATATTGAAAATCAACCATATAATAATAAGAATTTATTATTAGAAGAAAATGATTTAACCCAATTATTTAATGACACAGGTTTATCAAATATTAAGTTTAATAATATCAATTTATACCGTGTAGCATTCGTACATAAGTCCTATTGTACTATGAAAAATACTAACTTTGATAAAAGTAATATAAATTGTCCTAATGGATGTTTACCTCTTCAGGATATGTCATATGAAAGGTTAGAATATTTAGGAGATTCAATTTTAGGAATGATAGTTGCTAATTATCTTTATTGTAGATTTCCAGATCAGAACGAAGGATTCTTATCAAAAATCCGAACAAAAATTGTAAATGGAAAGATGTTAGGATATTTATCTGATAAAATAGGACTTCCTAAATTTGCTATTATTTCAAAACAAGTAGAAGAATTAGGTGGTAGAAAAAATTATAAAATAATGGAAGATATTTTTGAGGCTTTTATTGGAGCATTATTCTTAGACTTTCAATCAGAAACAGACAATGTAGATAATATAAACTTAGTTTCTAAATCAGGGACTGGTTATTTTATTGTAGAAAGTTGGTTAATTCATATTATAGAAAATTATATTGACTTTTGTGAATTAATTAGAATTAAAAATAATTATAAAGATATGCTTGTATCACATATGCAAAATTATCTACAAGACACTCCACAATTTAAAGAAATAAATGTAACATCAAAAGATAATGCACGTGTTTTCACATATTGCGTAAAAGATAGAAATGGAACTATAATTTCTACTTCAAACGGTTCTAATAAAAAAGAAGCAGAGAATAATTCTGCTAAAGAAGCATTATTATATTATGGAGTTGATATTCTTGAATATAATTCAAATATATAAACAAAAAAACAATAATTTATATATTTATATGATAATAATATGTGTGATATAAAAATAACACATTTAGTATTATCTGGAGGTGGTATGAGAGGTGTTATGTTTATTGGTGCACTTAGACATTTATATTTAGAAAAATTACATAGAAATATAACACATATTTCTGCTAATTCTATTGGTTCAATTATTGGATTAATGATAGCTTTTAAATTATCGATTGAAGAAATGGAGCAAATATTATACGATATGAAAGATGATAGTAATTTGTGTTTTATTCCGATAAAAAATTATATTAGATTTTTTACAGAATATGGATTTTTTTCTATAGAACTTTTTATGAGTCATTTAACAAAATTAATAAGTAAAAAATATCCTGAAATAGGTAATGACATAACATTCAAAGAATTATCGAAAAAGTTTGGTATAAACTTATATATTTCAACAACAAATATTAATAGGTGTGAAAATAATATTTTTTCTATTGATGATACACCAGATATTTCAGTATATAGAGCATGTGAGGCGTCTATGTCAGTACCATTATTATTTAAACCAATAAAAATAGAAGGTGAATATTATTATGATGGAGCATTAACTAATAACTTTCCAATTAAAATATTTACTAATGTTCCTAAAGAAAATATTTTAGGTATGATTTTATATACAATGGATAAACCTAAAGAAGAAATAAAAATAAATGAAAATATTAATATATTTTATATATTAAAACAAATTTACAACATATTTGATAAATTAAGAGTAAGTCAAGTATTATTAAAAGAATTAAATAATGTTGATTTAGAATATTATTACATTCCTGATAACATACCAAATCAAAGAACTATAAACTTTACATTAAATAGAACAGGTGTTAAAATGATTTTAACAAATTATCAAATTGAAAATATGATATTTGCAGGATATGAAAGTATGTCAAAGTATATAGATAAAAGAAGAGAATTATATGCGTTGGAATATAAGAAAAGATTAGAAGATATTTTATTATAATGGTATTACATTTTTAGTTCTTGACTTATTATAAATGGTTTTTTATTTATAATATTGTTATTTTTAGGTTTTATTTTTGAAAATATATTATTAGGTATTGTAATAAGCGAAGGTAATACTAAATTATTTATGAAGTCTATATAATTTAACACTTTAATATCATTATTTAAAACTTCAATAATAATATTAAATAATGATATGGAATAATTACTTAATTTATTTGAAGGTAAATTATCAATCTTAATCCAAGAACTTTTATATTTATTATTGTAAAAAGCATTAATAATACGCAAATAATCTTTTAATAATTTTTTTGTAATATTTAACTTTTTTATTTTTTTTGCAAAACCAAAATCATATATCATTATATTATATTTACAACTTTTCAAATAATAATCTATATTATTTATTTTATAATGATAATAACCAATATCTTCATTATGATGATATAAAAAATTACCCCAATGACAATCTCCATGAGAATATCCTATATTATGAAACGTACATATTGATAATATTACCTGTATCAATACATTATAAACTAATTCATCATTACTTAAGAACTCTTTTTTATTACATAATTCTTTTAAATCTCCATTAGCAAGTTCGCTCAATGATATATAATATTTAGTATTTTTTATAATATCTGGTACATTAATATCAGCATTATTGCATAAAATAGTTTTATATGTATAAATAAAATGTTTAGATAATTTATTTAATAATATTTTATCAGTTACTATAGTATTAATATTTTTCTCTATAGTATTTTCAGTGTTTTTTTTCATAAGTTTTGAAGCTATAGGAAATCTTCTAATAGCATTTATGACAGAAGTTAGAAAAATTACACCATAATTACTCTTAGAACCCATTTGTTTTTCTAAATTAACTATATTGTTTAAAGTATAACCATTGTATGTTTTTCCTTTTAATGTTTTAAATGTTTTATTTTTTAAACAATTAAAAACATTAATATCTTTCAATTTACCAATAATATAATTATAATATTTAATACGATTTAAAAAGTTATATTTATTTAATATATTGTATGATATTTCACCGACACTTAATTTATTTGATAAAGTATTTTCTTGAAATGATTTATTCATAATTTTATATTCTATTATAATGTAAATATAATATAGTTATAATATAGATTTAATGAGTCATAATAATGTTCCTTATATTTTTTTATTAGATTTGGACGGAACAATTATAGGAGATTGTAGTTATCAATGTGATATATATAATATTCAAGAAATAATTAAAAAAAACTCACAAACAAACTTTAAAAATAAAACAATGTGTGAAAAACATTTAAACGAGAGTTATAATTTAGAATCTCGTTTAATAAGACCATTTTTTTCAAACTTTATCATAGCTATGAAAAAACTATATCCTAACTGTTTTTTTTTTATTTATACTGCTTCTGAGAAGTCATGGGCTCATAAAGAAATAAATATTATAGAAAAACAAAATAACTTTAAGTTTAATAGACCATTATTTACAAGAGATAACTGTATATTAGATTCTAATGGTAATATGAAAAAGTCAGTTATTAAAATTAAACCATTACTTTTAAAAGCTATGAAAGTTCATAAAACTTATAATATTGATAACAAGATTCTTATTATAGATAATAATAATACATTTATAGATTATAAAGAAAGTCTATTGATATGTCCTACATATAATTACATAAAGTTTAATAATTTATGGGATAGTATCCCTGACGAATATCTCGAAAATAGCGATTTAAAAGCTTTTGTATCAATATTGATATCTTCGAAAAAAATACATAATATTCGTAGTAAAAAATGTGAATTTCAAGATAGGGTACATAAATGGTTATATAAAAAATATAGAAAAATAAATAGATATAATACGAGTTTTAAGAATGACACATTTTGGAAAGATCTAATATTACATATAAAAAATAATAATATTATCGATTATAATAAAAAAAATGTTTTATCAATTCAAAAAAATATAAAAGTATAAAGATATTATATTATAATATTAATAATAATGATTTACGTGAGTTTTGATATAGGTGTTAAGAACTTAGCATTATGTATATTGCAAAAAACAGATGTTATAACTATTATTGACTGGCGTATTATTGCTTTAGCTGAAAGTAAAAAAGAAATTAAAGGTATAGATGATATATCTGAGCGTATATATATTGAAATGGATAATATTATAGGAGAATTGAAATGTAAAGGTTTTAATACTATAGATTATGTTTTAATTGAAAATCAACCTTCGAATTTAAATGGTATTATGAAAACTATACAACATATTATTTATTGTTATTTTAGCTTAGTTAAGTATTGGGATAAAGATATTAAAAATGTAATACTCGTAAATGCGTCTTTAAAAACAAAAACACACGAATATAAACCTGATATGCAGACTACTGTTGATAGTCCAAAAAATGCGAAGGGTTTTAGAAAAGATAAATATAAAATTAATAAACTTCTAAGTATTGATATATGTAATAATTATATTAAAGATAATGTTGTTTTATCTAAGATTTTTTCTGATAATAAGAAGAAAGATGATTTAAGTGATTCGTGTCTTCAAGCAGTTGCTTATATTAGAACAAATATTATGAAAGAGAATGGAACACTCGATAAATATAATGTATTATATAATATATAGTTTATTAAAATGCGTATTTATAGATATATTAATATTATTACAATATATAAACATTTAAACGTCAATTAAATATATAATATGACTAGTCTATCAAACCTTAATAATAGAAATGATGATTTAATAGAATTGAATAAAGATAGTTTTAAAAATGAATCATTTAACTTTAAGATTCCAAGTAAACAAAATAGAGTATCTCAACAAAATTATATAAATGACGATATGTTATTTAATAAAACTAAAATAAGTCCTGATGTTATATCTATGTCTTCAAGGTCTTCTTCTAGAGCAAGTTCTGTATCTGGAGAAAAAGAAAAATATATTAAAAATATGAAAAATAATTCAAGAAAATCATATAATAGAAATGACGATGATAGTAGCGAAACCAGCAGTAAACATAGTAAAAGTAGTAAAAGTAGTAAAAGTAGTAGTAGAAGTGGTGGGAGTGAAGTGAGTGGTGATAGTAATCACAGTGATGAAAGTGAAGAGAAACAAAATACCAACGATAATAGCGAAGATTCATATGATGGACGTGATAGTAGTAAAATAGTTAAAAAAAGAGCCTTAAGTCATAAAGAAATAATTATGAACGAAATCAATGAGAAACGTGAAATAATATATCAATTAGAAAGATTAGAATCAAAAGGTTTCAAATTACCATTTAAATTTAATATGAACTCTGATTTGGATGAAATGAAGTCAGAATATAATCGTATAATTCGAGAGAAAGAATTAGATGGAAGTGTTCGATTTCAACAAAAAATGTTAATGGCTTTCATTTCAGGTACGGAATATATGAATAGTAGATATGACCCTTTTACAATTAAATTAGATGGATGGTCGGAACAAGTTAATGAAAATATTAATGATTATGATGATATTTTTGAAGAATTACATGGTAAATATAAATCAACGGGTAAAAAGATGGCGCCTGAGCTTCGCTTGTTCATATCCTTATCCGGAAGTGCATTTATGTTTCATTTAACAAGTAGAATGTTTAAGGAACAACCTATGCCTGATGTTGAAAATGTACTTAAATCAGACCCTGAACTAATGAAACAATTTCAAAATGCTGCTGCAAAACAATATATGATGGGTGGTAATAATATAGAACCTCCTATGAAACAAAATAGTAGTTCTACTGACAGTATGGGATTATTTAATATGGTGAGTAATTTATTTGGTTCTTTAAATGGAGATTCTATGCCTTCGAATATTATGCCTAATCAAATGCAAAGATCCAATGTAACAGATATGAATAAAAAATCTACTGATGATGTTGATAATATTATTAGAAATATGCATAGTAAAATTTCAGTTGATTATAATGATAATAATATAGAGACTTTATCAGTTAGTGATGAAGAAATAACATCAATTATAGAGGATACGGCTGATATAAAAATATTAAAATCATCGGCTGGTCGTCGTAAAAATAATACAAGAACATTAAATATATAATAAAAAATATTTTTTCCTATTTCATATAAAAATTGATTTTCAATGCTAATATAATATTATAAATGAGTGAATCACAACAAATATTAAAAACAATTTGCGAATATCCAAATAATGAATTATTAAATATTATTTGTAAATCATTAGAAGAACAAGAAATATCATTAACCTCTACTTTTATGGGTAAAAGTATTCCTATTTATAATTGTAATGTTATAGGAGATATATTCGAAGATATATTTTATTATATAATTAGAGATAAATTAGATGATTTTGTAAAAGAACCGAAGCAAGCATCTCCTGATTATTTTGATAAAAGTAAAACATTCGAGTTTGAACAAAAAGTATTTATGAAAAATCCTGGTTTTGATATAGGTAATTTCACAAGTTATGTAAATATGCTATGTAAAGAAGGTGGTGTATATAGAAAAATATTCAATACAAAATATTTGATTTTTGAATATAATATTGATAATGAAAAAATAAAAATTGTTAAATTTCATTATTTGAATGTATACAATTTATGCGGTTATTCGGGAAAAACTCCCATAACAATGCAAATTAAGAAAAATATGTGGTATAACATTAGAGCTGATTCTGTTAAAAAATGGTATTCTCCTATAAAAACACCACAATTGTTTATTGATAAAATAATTGAATGTATTAAAATTTGCCCTAATATTGAAGATAAAACTACAAAAATAGAATCGATATCAAATCAATTTGATTGTTTAAATCTTAAATATGCAATTTAATACACCTTCGACAACATCGGGTATTACCATATTACCAAATAAGTCATATTTATTTACATCATCAGGTATATTATAAGACATTGGAAATCCACATAATAATTTTAATTCATTATCATTTAATTTTCTTATAAATTTATCATCAATAATTACTGCTAATTTATTACTATCTGTTGCCGTTAATGTAGGTGATGTTGCTTTTGGGTCTAAAATATTTGTAATTGGAAAACTTAATTTACCTTTACAAATATTATAACCAAGTTTACCGTTTTCATCATATACTCTTTTCGCATTAACTATTTTTTTAGGTTTTTCTAACCTTAGATAATTTTTTTTAACTAAATTATCTAACATTTCTTTTAAATTATCGTTTTCATAAAATGTAGATATTTCATCTAATGTAAGAGGCATTCCATCCATCCATACAATATTTTTTTTTTCAGCCCAATGTTTCTTTCTTCTTTCAGTCATAATAATATTCATTAGACTTCTTTCAAGAATTGATAAATAACCATTAATACCTATATCCCATGAATGAATATTTTTTTTTCCTCCTCTCTTGTCTTGCATTTTATAACCGAATAAAGGCGTTTGTGAATGTAAATTCAATATTTTATTAGCAAAATTATTTTCAATATCTGTATATTTTGCGGTGTAATCTATAATTGTATACAATTTATTTTCAGGATTAACATATTTTATTTTATCTAAATCTATACATTTTTTCAAAGAACATACTATAAACACTCTTTCACGGTTTTGTGGAATACCAAAGTTTGATGCATTAAGTTTCTTATAACTTACGAAATATCCAATATTAGTAAACTCGTCACATATTTTTTTAAGTAATTTTCCGTTTTCTAAAATGATTAAATTATAAACATTTTCAAGTATTACAATTTCTGGTCTATTTTTTTTACATATATCTATAATTTTAAATATTACCGATCCTCTATTATCATCAAAACCTTGTTTATTTCCCGCAGAACTGAAAGGTTGACATGGAAAACCTGCACATAATAATTGAAAACTTTCTATTTCATTAATATTAAAAATATCAGTTTTAGTATTATTTTCATTAAAGTTTAAATTGTATGTTTTTATAGCATCACCCTTAATATCGGAAGATAATACACAATTAA